GTTAAACATACCGCGATTAATTGACCCTTCGTTAAATAATATCGAATCTTCAACATTATAACCACTGTAGCTTCCAATAGCTACAATCGCGTTTACTCCGCAAGTATGTTCTTCGTTGTACATATATTTTAAATAGCGACTTTTAACTAACGGTATTTGACCATTGTTTAACACTACTCCCATTTTATCAATCCTATTTTGATAATTCGAATTATATAAACTTACTGCTTGTTTACTTTGTCCACACGCAAATAGGTCGCGCGGTAGCGGATTATTTTCAGGAAACACGATTTGATTACCCATAACTCCCAATGTTAGCGACGGATGAAGTTCGCAATGGCTTGTAAATTTCGTGATTTGCTCACTATAAGTTGCTATTAGCGCGGTTTCACTTTCGGCAGTGTCCAAATAGTCAATAATACCCGCTTTAGTCATTAATTCGTCCAGTGCATCACTTACTCCTGTAGTTATTGATTTATCATATAAATCATTTAGATTGAAAAAAACATTGTTGGAATTAATAACATCACTAGTGCTAAAAGCCACTTCCCGTTTTTCAGAGTTATAGCTTTTAAATTTATTAAATCCAATCAATAACTCATTATAAGTATAATCATTAGAATACAATTTATTATACACATATTCGTTTTCATAACACGGTTTATTATTAACTAAATACAATACAGGTCTGGTCAATCTACCCGAGTCAGTATAAATATAAATGCAGTCTTCCTTAACAGACCAGCTAATGCTTGTATATATTGGTATTAAACCAATACGCCTATATTTTTTTAATAAATCTATAACTTCAACGGGTTTTGTAACAATACCGACCCATGCACCATTTACAAATATTTTTGTAGAATGAGCTATATATTCAATCATACATTCACTCAATAATTCCATAAAAAAAACGGTTCTCAACAACTCAATAATTGCTTTACTCGAATAACCGCTTGTTATCAAACAACCTAGCGACATATGTTTATGAAGTCCTACGTTTCCTCCGTCGGGAGTATCGACTGGATCTATTATTCCCCACTGAGACGAATGTAATAGACGCGGTCCAATTACTTTAGCACTCGAGTCGAGAGGCAGATTTACTTTTCGTAAATGTGATAAAAAAGAATTATACGATAGTCGATTTAAATCTTGCACAACTTCGGGGCGTTTTGTATGCGCTTCTGATCCCCAGTTTCCTTTAAATGCTTTTCTAAATCCATTTTCTAAAATACGCTCTTTGAAATATTCTAAATAATTATTTTCGATTAAGCTAATAAAATCCTTCTGATAAATGCCTTGCTTATAGTAATATTCTTTGTCTATTTTTTGAAAAATGTGCTTTTGTTGTAATGAGTAATATTCTTTAAATAAATCATAAATAAGTGTTCCGGCTAGCTCTACTCTTTTAAATTTGAAGGAGTCTCGATCTGTGGGTTTCTTATCGTTTTTATAGACGTGCAATAATTCTTTTATCATATGCCCTATAAAAAACGCCTTATCAATAAAATTGCTCTCTCCTATGTGTGGTAGCAAATAGTCCATTAATATTTCCATAATATGCGCAATTGTTTTTCCTTTTGTTAGTGTTGCTAAATATTTTAGTGCTACTTCCTGATTAAAAATGTTTCCAGCATCATATATAGACGGAATAAATAGTGGAATATAGTTTTTATATTTATTCAAATCAAGAAGACACATTTTAATTATATCTTTGTCGCTTGTTATACCTAATGCTCTCATTAATATAAACAATGGCACAGGCTTGCGAACATTTGGAATATTGACTAATATTTGATTATTGCTATGTTTAGTGTCAGGTCGTAATATTCTTATACTCAATGTTCTAATTGGCTTTGATGCGTCTTCTGAAACTGAGCGGATTTCTGCCGAGTGACTATATAGTTCATTAAAATCTGATTTAAAATATAACATATTATCTGCGAATTTTTCTTGACTTATGAGGACTTTCTCTTTACCGTCAATAATGAAATAGCCGCCTCTGTCGTTCCTGCATTCGCCCATATTAAATCTAGTAATTTTATCTAGACCATTTAAAATACATAAGTCCGAATTTAACATAATAGGAAATTTTCCTAAATAGATTTTTTCTAATAATGAGCGCGTTTCTATATATGCTCCGTCTTCGTTCATTATATAATAAATTACTTCTACGTCGACGTGTAGTGTTAGTGCATAGGTCATATTTCTTAATCGTGCTTCATTTGGAAACATATAATGTTCTCGCGCATCGTCATAAATTATAGGTTTACCAAAGTATATTAATTTACCACTGCTTCCGCCTATATACAATTCTGCTTTATAATTATATTCTTTTGTTTCTTCGTCTTGTTCTTTCATTATTAATATTGGATTTTTCTCCCTGAAAATGTTATGTATTTTATTATTAAAAAAATCATTATACGACTCTAAATGATGTTTAACTAAAATATTTGGATCTTGAGCGAAAAATTTATCGATTATTTTCCACGCTAGCTCTTCGTGGTTAATAGTTTCATTTATTTTAGGCATAGCATTCGCATTAGCATTAGCATTAGCATTAGCATTCGCATTCGCATTCGCATTCGCATTCGCATTCGCATTAGCATTCATTTGTTCTTTTACTGGTTCTGGTTCTCTAACTGGTTCTTGTTCTGGTTCTCTAACTGGTTCTGGTTCTTTTACTGGTTCTGGTTCTGGTTCGGGTTCTTTTATGCGTACTTCTTTTATTGGCTTTTTACTTAATATTTTTTTACTTATAGGTTTTTCATTACTCTGCATATCTATATAATATAGTATTAATTAATAATAATATTTTATATGTTAATATTTTATATGTTAATATTTATTGTTTTTATAGTTTTATAAGACATTTATATTCATTATTATTTTTACTAACCTCATTTGCATTCGCATCATTAGCATGATTTAAATCATTAAAATCGCTATTTTTATTTTTACTTTTATTTTTCCTTACTAATAAATAATTCCATAAATTTTTAACTTTAGACTCTATAAAACTGGAGGTGTCACTATTAACATTAAATATTTCATCTTCTATTGTTAATAACGCATTAGCATTAGCACTCGCTTTAGCATTAGCATTCGCATTAGCATTTATTGAGCGCATATATGTTACATAGTGCTCATAGTTCTTGTTAGAGGTGCGAAATATTCTATAGTTTTTTTGGTTATAAAATGCTCTACGCTTTTTAAATTGATTTTGAAATACTTCGTGACCATCTATAATATCTATTACCATTGGATTACTGTGCTTTTCTCTCAAAATCCGGCCAACAGCTTGAACAATATCGGATTTAGGACTAGCTAAAAGCAGGCTTGTCAAAGACTTAATATCTAATGCTTCAGCCGCCATACTAAAAGTTGCTAAAATAATAGTTTTACTTTCCGATTTTTTCAATTCGCTTTCTTTCATACCGCCAATATAATATCCCACAGAAGCAACATTTTTATGAACTAGCGCGCTATATAAATAGTTTAGCAAACATTTAGTTTGCGCTAATACAATAAATTGCTGATTTGGATTAATAAATAGTTCGCTTTCTAACACATACACAATAAAGTCACTGCGCAAATTTAAATTAGAAACCTTATTTACCATTGTGCTATATTTAACTTGCCCTCTAAAGTCGACTTCTACTTCATTATATTCCTCATCATCAATAGTGAATTCTATTGCTTTTACTAATACGTCATCTTCTGTGCCTTTTTTACAATGTTTATAACATATATCGCCTAAATACATTTTAAACACATTTGTTAGTCCGTCTTTTCTATTCATTGTAGCGCTTAATCCAAGTCCATATAATGTATTACATTTTTTTAAGCAATTGCAAAATACCTCACTAGACATATGATGACATTCGTCGTAAATACTCAATCCAAAACTGTCAAATAAAGTGTCGTTATAAGTCTTCATACTAACACTTTGTATCATAGCTAAAACAATGTCTTTATTTTCAATATCAATATTTTGACCTTGAATAGAACCTATGCGAGCATTTGGTAAATATTGCTGTATTCGTTCTATCCATTGATTTTTTAGAAACGTTTTATGCACAAAAATGATTGTTTTTTTTTTCAACACTTCAATAATTTTAAGTCCTAAAACGGTCTTTCCTGCACCAGTCCATAACTCAATTAGTGCTGAACCATTACCTTTATTTTTGTCATCAGCAATACCAAATTCAATGGCTTTCAAATATTCATTTAGCACATTTGTTTGATAATCTCTCAACGATCCTTCAAACTTTAAATTAATGTTTTCTCCAAATGGAATTTTTACCATTTTAGGGTATCCAAACATAGCTATACCCCAATGACGAGGAACATATATTTTTTTTTCCGACTCTTGATAAATAGGAAAAGATTTTGCTTCAGCATACGAATTTTGTAGCATTGGTTTTACAGTTAATTCGCTTTTTATGAAATCTATTACTTTAGGAGTTAAACATAACTTATATATACTATAACCTTTAGCACCTAAATAACTGTTAATACCATTTTTTTTTAAATTATCTATAACTTGACTTAAATCATTATAATTCTCTCTGTTTTTAGGGCTAATTTTTTTACTTAGCATATTATTTTCTTATTTTGTTGTTTTCTTAGTTATTTATAATTTGTTACTTTAATTTTAAGCGTTTTTAACAATTGTTTTAAAACAATTTTGTAATTTAATATTTTTTATTGTTTATTTAAAAATATTAAAAAATTTAAAATATTTTAAATTTAAAATTTAATAAAATATAATATTATACTATAATGAATTCTATTAATAAGATCACCAAGAATTTAACGGGTAACACGGCGAAGTTGGCAAAGATAAAATCATATGAGTTAATATTTGTTGTATTATTATTATTATACTTAATAAGTGGTGTATCAACACCATACAATTATGCTCCTCATATAAATAATATTTATATGTATTTTTCTCTTATTGTTATTTTTATAATATTATTGATGAATAGCAACCCTCTTATTGCGCTATTATTTGCAGGTGTTGCATTCATATTCTTAAGACGCTCTAAAAAAGTGGATCACGGAGTTATGGCTCAAAGTGAAAATACTAAAGCTTCAAAAATGGCAGTTTTAAATAGTCATTTAAATTCTAAATCTTTAGAAGAAGAAATGGTTAATTTAATAGAGCAACGTCCAGAAAATATTGCTAGCATAGAAAACTATAATCCTGTTATTTGTGATGCGCATAGTGCTTCAAATATTTAATTATACACGTTTTGCGATCATACTTCTAGGATAATCTATGAAAATAGTTTTACCTATATAATAAATTATAATAAAAAATAACACACTTATAAATGTTTGTAGCCCTATATTATTATATAGGAAATTGGGACCAAAGCTATTTCCTACTTCATCAAATATAGAATTTAAACTGCTTACATTTGATCCAATACTATTATTTGAGGCTTCTATTACATTTCCGTTATCATCAACTGGATTACATTTAATATATATATTATCTGGCGAATCGTCTAACGACTTCATTAATGCATTTGTTTCATTATAAATTTGTGTATATTGTGCTAGTGTTTCTTTTGTTTCAGTTGCACTTAGAACTTTGTTTAAAAAAGCTTGTTTTTGTAACAAATCAGATAATGTTGCATTTCGTCCACCAACGTTATAATATTCAGCTACACTTTTATTATTTCTTTTTAAATAATCATTGGTTCTAACAAATTCAGCTTTGTCTTCGCCGTATATGCGCTTAATAAACTCGAGCAATTGTAACCATTCTTTTATTTTTTTTTTTTCTTCTAATAAAGCATTGGTCATATTATATTTACTATAATATATTGAAATATTTTAATATTTAAATATATTAATATTCTAATATTAAAATATTATATAGTAAATATAATAATAATATAATAAAATGGAAGAAGTAACAACTGAAGACAAAAAAATCAATAAAAGTGACTTATTAGAAATGAAATATATTTTAAAAATATATATTCGACTTATCTTTTATATAGATAGACTTTTAACAAATAAAAATAGGACTTTAACGGTTTCAGAGAACGAAAATATTAGAGATGCTTTAATGCAACACGGCATGTTTCGAAGATCATATGATCAAATTAATTCGTATTCATTTTCGCAATTTATGTTACAAACTATGTTTTCTAAAATTTGTGGCCAATCGCATACAGGTAAATGCGATGAATATGATGAAATATCAAAGCTATTTGGAAGTATTGGGTTAAATACTATTGACATTAAAATTATTAAAATAAGGTTATTTGAAGTAATAGATTTAATAAATTCTAAAATTACACAAACCGAAAAAGTTATACAAATGAGAACTGCTATTAAAAAGCTTATAATGGATTTAAGTAGCAAAAAAGACTTAGAAACAATTCTTGCGGAATTAAGAGAATTAATGCAACAAAAAGGTCTAGATGGTAAGTCTTTAATTGAAGATCAAAATTTACAAGGTTTAATTAATGATATATTAACTAATATTGAAAGTAATGGACAACAACAAGGTGTAGTTCCAAACAGAGTAGCGGGAAATATAAGACCGAAAAAACCAGAAGTAGTACCAAAAGTAG